TTCCAGTACAGAGAGATTGGATGGATAATCTTCCATTTGATGCAGTATACAGATGTATGCCTATGACATTGGCTAACCAGATGGGATATGGCATATCATTTCCACAAGATATCTCTTTTACCTGGGATGGGACATATGACTCAGAAGAAAATCATGGAATTACAGTTCATTCTGGAGATACTTGGATATCTAAGTATAGAGGTTGGGCCACATTAGCTATATCTACAGGACTTAGATTTAAGACAGATAAGAATACTAGCATGTTGGCCTATCCTATTCCTAATCAGTTCTATGAAGGATTTCAGGTATATACAACACTTATTTCCACCTCCTTTTTTAAAGGTGCATTAGAAATTACTTTGAGGTTAACCGAACCTAATAAGAAAATAACTATTCCTGCATATACACAAATAGCAGCATTTATGCCCTTTTCCGCCGCCGCACTTAATAATAGTAAAATTACCGTTAAATATAATGAAAGAATGTTAAATGACTTTCCACCTGAAGATCAACATGCATATGTAGATAGTCAGACAGAACTTGGTAGGGGTACTGGACTTTATCGAAAAGGAATTGATCTAAATGGCAATAAATTAGGAGAACATGAAATATCCAAATTCACTCTCTTTTTCGACGATTCACTAGACCGAGAATATAAGAGATATAATGTATAAATACAATCAAATAATAATTAACTCTATGCCTAGAAGTGGATCTACTTGGTCACAATACCTATTAGCAAAAAGTATTAACCGTAGAGGAGGAAATCCTCTAGATTCTAATATAAATACAATTAACACTAGCCCTATCCCGTCTTTTGACAATAACTTTGTATCAAGATCTAACAACATCATGTCATTGTATGGAATTTATGACACAATAAAACAGGTTACTGTTGTAAGAAACCCTAAAGATGTGATATCTTCAGTAATTACTAAAACGTATGGGGGAGCTGGAGATACTGTATCTAACGGGGTTGTTATTGCAGCAGAAATCCCTGACTTTAATATGGACGAACACATATATGCNCAGATACAGATATATAAAGGGTATGCCAAAGCGACACTAGATAATTTTAAAAATCTTAATGTCTTTACTTTTGACCAGGTTACGTCAGATATTAATTTTTTCACAAAAGCANTGTTAGGAAAAGATCTTTCNCTTTCTAATGAAGATTGTGATAAATTTTTAGAAAAAGCAAGAAAAGAAATACGAGTTCACCCATTATTTCATCCAGGGTACACTAATGCCGTACCAGAAGAAAAGCCTAAAATTTATAATAAGGCTAAATTGTTTTTTACAATTAAAGAAAACTTAGAAAAAGAAAATTTTTTAGAAATTACAGAAATGTATGATGAAATTACTCGTATGTGTAAAAAATTTGAAAATGAGTTTAAAGGCACTAAGTCTTTTTAGAGATAAATTTAGGCATGATGCAGAAAAAAATGTCTTAAAACTGCCTTCAGGGGCTTATATAGGTTATATCGTAGATTAGGGCAGACTTACTTTTTAAACAAATGCTTGATTTTATATTTAAATGCTATATATTTGATATATAGTTTATAGTCAAGGCTATCTTTACTAAAATTTTTACCAGTAAAATGATACCAATTATGCTCCGCATTGGGATGATCGGAAAACTTAGCAAAATATCTTGGACTCATGATCTAATTATACACCTTATTAAAATATAAACCCAGACAGAGGCGGGTCCGTCTGGGCCTAATGCATTCTAAAAGAACGCAACTGCAAACCATAAGTTTGCATCTATGCAATAGTAAAATATTTTAATTTATAAGTCAATAGGTTTAATTGTAGCTTTTATTTTTTTTAAAGGTCTATATGAAACGTGTGATTGTCCACCTGGATTTTTTTTCTTTGTATTTAAATCAAAATTTGCAAATATGTTTAATAGAATTACTTTCATTTCTAGCATAGCAAACATATCTCCTATGCATTTTCTAGATCCCATTCCAAATGGGAAATATGATCCTCTTGGAAGGTTAGTTTCAAAATCTTTAGTCCATCTTTCTGGCATAAATTTTTCTGGGCTATTGTATATATTAGGGTTATTGTGAATAGGATAAGAGCTTAAAACAACGTTAGATCCTTGTGGGAAAAAATGACCATCAATTATAGAATCTTTTTGACAAAATCTTGGCTGTATCCAAAGAGGAGGAAACATTCGCAATGTTTCTTTAATTACTGATGAACAAATTTCTGCATTAGATACTAATTCTATAAAATTATCATCATTTCTTTTTGAAAGGATTTGCTGTGATTCTTTTTTCATAAGATCAAGATATTTAGGATTGTCGTTTATGTTGCATATTGCAAAAGCTAAGGTGTTAGCAGTAGTTTCAAACCCAGCTAATAAGAGTGTAAGTATTTCATTGTTTATGTCAGACAAAGATAAGTTGCTTTCTGGATCTTGGTATGATTTTATAAAAACATTTAATAAATCGTCTGACTCTATAGGATTTTCAATTCTTTCATCAATAGTTTTTTTAACAAAATTAAATAGCTCTATAGACGATTCCCTAAATTGTTTGAATATAGGCAAATTGGTGTAATCAAATCTATGTAGTAATGGGGATACGGTTATTTCGGCATTTGCCACACAGACATCCATGTGTTTTTTAATAAAAGAAGTTTTTTCTTTAAAATCAATTCCAAATAAAGATTGGCAAACTATTTCAAGGGTTAAGTTGACCATTTCAGTATGTACTTCTATATTCTTATTATTTTTCCATTCAGACATTCTGTTTTCAGACTTAAGGCACATAATGTCAAAGTAATCTTTTTGTATTTTTTTATAGCTTAGGCTAGGTTGTGCAATACCCCTTCTTTCAGTATGAGTAGGCTCTTCTAGTGTAAGCATGCCTTCGCCACCAAATTTTCTAATTCTGTTCCAAGCCCTGCCTTTTGAAAAATTATTTTTTTGAGCCACGGATACTTGATAAGCAGCTTCTGGAGAAAATGCTGTAATAAACAGCTCTTTGCCTACAAAAAAAGAAACAATTCACCATGTTTTGTTAAAATTTTTAATAAATTTTTTGCTCTATTTCCTTGATTTATGTGGTAGCTAGTTTTTAATTTAATTGTTTTTGGTATTTTATCTAATAGATTTCTTTTTTGCAAATTTTTAAAAGTCATTGGCTTTAAATAAAACATATTTTTAGGAAAATAAAAAAATGGAGGGGTATTCAGCTGATTTTTTTTAGACATCTTCATTGTCATCTACAGAAGTAAAAGAAGGGACGGGGCCAAGCAAAAAACCTTTTTCATGGTAGTCAATCATTTTTTGAACTTCTTCTGGCTCAGCAACTGATTTTGATATTAGCACTAACAGATCGTATATCCTGTGCAGCATAATATAATTAACCATTGGAAGGTTATCTTCTAAGTTTTGAGAAGGCTCTTTTTCTTCAGTCATTCGGTCTACCTATGTCTTGCCAAAATATTTCTCTTCCCATAGAATCTGTTTCTTTTATTTGACCACCGTCAGTCGGAACTTCTTGATTTAACAAGTTTTTCAATAGACTCATAACGGTTACTCCCAATTGTTGTTTTGTAACTGCAAGAAAGGCAGTATAAATATATTCTATCATTTAAATCTACATTAGGCATAAGAAAGCCTTGATCCATAGGACATTCAAGTCTAGGAACAAGGCCTTCTTCCGATAGGGCTATATATTTAGATACGATTTGTATCTTTTTCAATATGGCTCCTTATTGTTTAGGGAAATCTTTTACAATATCCTGGGCTTTGCCTGTCGAAGCAGACCATGATGACCAATCTTTACCGCCCTTAGTCATAAAATACGTTATCTCTGCGTTTGTTACTGGATCAAATAATTCCTTATTTGAAACTAAATTAAATTTTTCTAATCTGTCTACGCCAAGTTCCCCTAGCATATTAATTTGAAAAATTCCGTAAGATTTATCTCCAGTTGATTTGTTGTCGTTTAGAGCAAGCGGTCTCCCGTTTGATTCTACCCTTGCAACAGACCAAGCTGTTTTTAAACGAGCTCCTTCAAATCCAACAGCCCACAGCAAATCTTTTAAATCTTCTGGGGCAAGCATTTGAGAGTGCTTGTAAGTTTCATTGCTGAACTTATCTAGTATTTCTCTTTTTAGTTGTTTTTCAGTTTTTTGTATTTCTACAGGTAAAGCTTGAGAAGCCGTAGGCCCTGGTTGAACGGAAAATAAAAATAGCACTGCTACTCCTATTGCCATCCAGTTATGGACTACATCACTCAAACGTTCTTTAATTTTCTCCATTGGCATTCCTCCTTTAGAGATAACGAACTATAATAATACCATTATAAACAAGAATAAGTCAATCTAGTCAACTAGTATTTTTTTGTGTAAAGTAATGATTTAGCGTTTATATATAACTATTTAAGTTATTAAACATTGTTTTGGTTGAGTAATAATAATTTTTTAAAAAACTTATAAACACTTCTTTTTATAAATAAAGTTTGATACACTTAGTCTNCAACCAAAAAACAATTAAAGCGTTAAGCTAAGAAAAAGGTATATATGTCAAAAACTATTGAAAACCCATACGAAAATTTTATTGCATTGTCTCGTTACGCAAGATGGATCTCAGAAGAAAACCGTCGTGAGACATGGGGAGAAACAGTAGATAGATATTTTGATTACATGTTAAATTATCTTAAANACAACAATGGGTACGTTCCAGAACCAAGTCTATTAAAAGAATTAAAAGAATCTGTTTACAATCGTGACGTAATGCCATCAATGAGATCTGTAATGACAGCAGGACCTGCTTTAGATAGAGATCATGTTGCAGGATACAATTGTTCTTTTATACCAGTAGATTCTCCACGATCATTTGACGAGACAATGTATATACTTATGTGTGGAACGGGAGTAGGATTTTCCGTTGAGTATAAATACATTAATAAGCTTCCAGCNATTCCAGAATCTTTTGAAAAGTCTACAACAGTAATTATTGTTGAAGATTCTAAGTCTGGTTGGGCAAAAGCGTTTCGTGAATTGCTTGCACTTCTTTGGTCTGGTCAAGTTCCTTNAATTGATGTAAGCAAACTTCGTCCCGCTGGCGCAAGACTTAAGACTATGGGTGGTAGGTCATCAGGACCACAGCCATTAGTTAACTTGTTTGATTTTACAATTGCAAAATTTAAATCTGCAGCAGGTAGATCATTTAAACCAATTGAGGCACATGACATTATGTGTAAGATTGGAGAAATTGTGGTAGTTGGTGGAGTTAGAAGGTCTGCATTAATTTCTCTTTCTAATATTAATGATATTGAAATGGCACAAGCAAAAACTGGTAATTGGTGGGAGCATAATGGACAACGTGCTCTTTCAAATAACTCTGTTGCGTATTCTCGTAAACCAGAGATGGAACAATTTATTGCAGAATGGAAATCCTTATATGATTCAAAATCAGGAGAACGAGGTATATACAATGTGGCCGCAGCTCAAGCCCAGGCAGCCAAGTATGGAAGAAGAGATCCAGATATACACTACGGAACTAACCCTTGTTCAGAAATTATTTTACGTCCTTATCAGTTTTGTAATCTTTCAGAAGTCGTACTACGTGAAAAAGATACAAAAAAAGATATTGAGCGTAAAGTAGAACTAGCAACAATTCTTGGAACATGGCAGTCTACTCTTACTAATTTTAAGTACCTTCGTAAAATTTGGAAAGATAACACAGAAGAGGAAAGATTACTAGGGGTATCTCTGACTGGACAATTTGGTCATCAGTTTATGTCTGGAAAAGAAGACTTGGTGTCTTTAGAAGCATTTTTAATGACTCTTAGAGAAAAANCTAGAGAGACAAATAAAAAAGAGGCAGGAAATCTTGGAATTCCAGAGTCTGCTGCTATTACATGNGTNAAGCCATCGGGAACAGTATCTCAACTAGTTGGAGTATCTTCAGGAATGCATGCTTGGCATTCCCCGTATTATATTAGAACAGTTCGTGGCTCAAAAGGAGATCCAATATCTACATTTTTAAAAGAAGTTGGAATTCCAGTAGAGGATGACGTTATGAAGCCAAACGACACCTATGTATTTTCGTTTCCAATAAAAGCTCCAGACGGGGCTGTNGTTAGAAAAGATTTGACGGCAATNGAACACTTAAATATTTGGTTAGTTTACCAACGTGCATGGTGTGAGCATAAGCCATCCATCACAGTTTCAGTAAAAGAAGATGAATGGATGGAAGTAGGAGC